CTAAAATCGAAATGCCAATACCCACATTTTCAACAACCAATAAGCAATTACCATATTCTTTGCCGGCTTGAACCAAAATGTTTGAGTACATATCCAAGCTTGGCTTTCCCTGATACTCTGCTATGACCTCCATTGTATCTAATTTTATGATATGAAACACAGAATAATCAGCGCCATCACCTCTGGCAACGTCGGCAACGAGAAGGTAGGTACATTCTGGATTATATTCTTCCCAAATCCACATATTTCTGTCAAAACTTGTTCTGTATTTGGGATCTTTAACGTTGGTCTCAATCCACGCAATATCTTCAGGGTGAATAACTGTTTCACCGGAGGTATTAAAGTTACATTCAAGCTCTTGAGCGATCTCTCGTCGAGACATATTCCTGGTTTCTTTTTCAAACCACGCTAAATCTCTATCTGGATGGACATCCCAAGGAAGATAAACCGGATGAAAATCATTTGATCCCTCGATTGCCTCTGTATATGTTTTGTGAAACCAGTTTCCTACGCCATTTGGAGTTGAAAGTGAGATCACGCGTCCACCAGTTGAAATTGTAGGATATAAACCTGCCCAAAGTTCGTCTAAGCTCTCAACGTGGGCGGCTTCGTCGATGACCAGTAAAGAAAGAGCCTCTGAGCGGCCCGCATCACCAGATGTTGAGGCTGCTTGAATTTGGGAGCCGTTTGAAAGCTCGAAAGAAGCCCTGTTGTCGATTGAAATCTCGGCTATAAGGAGAAAATCTGGGACGTTCTTCATAATTGCCTTAACTTTTTTGACAAGATTGGCTGCCGTCTTGAATTTGGTGGCCATAACAAGGATATTCTTGTCTCTGTGAAAGAGCATCATCCAAACAATATAAGCTGCCGCAATTGTTGAGATGCCTAACTGTCTGGCTTTGAGGATTACATTAAATCGGTAATCATTGAAGTCCGTTAAAAGGTCCGACTGATAATCATAAGTCTTGAACGGAATAAGACCCTTGATTGGATGTGAAATTCTTGCGTAATTATTCACAAAGTAGTTCGGATCTTTTCCACACTTTAGTATTTCAGCTACTATTTCCTTTTTGGATAGTGTGTACGACATTTTCTTTTTTCAAATTTCTGGATTCTTTTCTTTTGTGGATTATATAGTCGGCCAACAAGCCGGCTGCGATGCCTGCCGCATATGTTGCACCGTAAGCGCCAACGTTGGCACCAATAGGTCCGAGCGCCGCCGTGAGAGCTTCGAGGCCCGGCATGCCAAGAGCCATGTAGATCAAATTCCCACCACCCAATGCGCCTGTTGCGGCTAGGTTGGCCTCCATACCGTCTGGAAAGACCCCCTCTTGAAGTTTTGGCTCCAATTCTTCCGCAGCAGCTTCGAGTGCAGCTTTGATTTCTGGATTTTCAAGGGCTTTCTTCAATTTCTTGTCACGAATCGTGTCTAGAGCAAATTTAAACGCCCTTCTTTGATCGATCTCCTCCTCTTCGGCGAGAAAAGAGCCTTCTTTTAGAAACTTGTAATAATTCACGGCAAGAGGGTCGGTCACTGCCTCACCAAGAGTCGTTACATTTTTCATTCCACCAATTTTATAAAGCTTGTGCGCGACAACGAAAGTTCTAACTCTGCTTGTATTCTGAACAAGACATTGTGCTTCACCTTGAGGAGTGATTGAAAGGGATTTTCCAGTAATTAATTTATATTCTTTTTTAAGGAAATCGGCAATCTGTTGAATTTTTCGCTCGCACTCCTCTTCAAAGCCAACCGCATAAACGGAAGATAGAGCAACGTTTGATTCATAGTTGATTTGGAGCATATTTCCAACAACCTTAACTCCGAAGCCGTCTGATACACGGGAATCGACAATTGGGCAGCCTTCTTCTCGACTGAGGCCGATTTCTTTGGTATCTCCCGTGACGAAACGCGCGTCGTGGGCTCCATCATAGGCGTTTGCTGCTGCCTGGTTGATGCCTGTAATAATTTCTAATGTTGTAGCCATTTATTTGTTTCCTTTAATGAAGTATTTTCTACTCTCAGTCTCCTCGGTCTGGGTCGGGTGGGTCTAACTCGTTAAGGGCGCTGTAGACGGAGCCTTGAGTTTCCACGAGTGAGTCTTTAGCTTTTTTGAGTAAGTCTTTAGCTTTCTTGAGTGATGCCGGGGCATATCCAAAGGCCTCGTCGGGGATGAACGGGATGATGATGTCGGACAACCCATTAAAAACCTTGGCCAAGTCTTCTATAGCTGCGCCAACAGCCTCTCGGCTAGAATCTTCGGCGCGGAGTTCCGTGGCAAGATTGTCAATTTCTTCTTGAATCAGTTCTTTAAGATTTCTTTTTGTAAGTTTCATTTTTTTAATCCTTCTTATCTGGTCGCCATCCAGATTTCCATCTTTCTTCTCGACCCTCGACCCATTGAATGTAGCACTTAAAGCAACAATCGAATTTTGTCATATAAACATTGTCTCGCAACTCAAAAGAATAAGAAGAACAAACAGGACAAACTCGACTCTCGTCTCTATTAAATAGTTTTTTAGATATTAAAATGCCATCAACTTCTACTTTTTCGCTTTTTTCCCTTTGTTTTACTTCTTTTTTATGTAATTCTCGAATTTGTTGCTGATATTCTTTCTCTTTTTCATCATCCCAGTCTTTTTTGGGGTGCTGTGTTGCTTCTTTTCCGTATTTCTTGGAAATAGCGTTCTCATATTTAGCAATTTCGTTCAGGTCTTTCTTCATTTGTTTACAGCTTGTACTATTGCCACCGTGGAGGCTACTCCGGCGACGAATCCGCCCACTATTCCCCAAGTCATAGATTTTTGTCCGGGCTTTTTCTCAATAATTTTATTCAATTGTTCGATTTCTTTGTTTTTCAAAGTTATGGTTGCCTCACTTTTCCTCTTTTCGGTGTCCAGTGTAATCTCTAATTGTTCCATTTCTAACTGAAATGCCCACTCTTGCGAAGAAAGTTCATAAGCTAGCTTTAAATCATATGAGGCTTTTAAAAATTTGTTGTTTGCCAGGATCCTGGCGGTAGCCGCTGGATCAAAAAGGGTTCCAGTGAATGGTGATGGTGCTGCTTCTTGAACAAATGTAAATTTTCCTGCGCCTGCATGCGCGGTGTTTAAAAATCCAGTCACTAATGATAAAATAATAAATTTATTCAACATATTCAATCCCAAATTGATTCTCTATCTCTTGAGCTAGCTTCGCTGGTTGTAATTCAAAATCACGAATGTATTCTTTTACATCTTCTTCTTTGCTTTCCTTGAGATTTTCAAGAGATTCCTTATATTTTTCTGTCAACTGTGCCAGAGCGCGTTCATAATTAGCAATTGCTTCTTCTCTTTTCTGCAATTCTTCTTCATGTAAGGCTTGAAGCGCTGTTATTTGTTCTTCATAGCTGGATGCCATAACATTCATGGATTTTTTAAGCGCTCCATAGTCGTTTTTTGTCAAAAAGAACAAGGAGACCATCACAATGAGCCCGATTGTTTGCCAGTTTTTAGCAAAAAAAGGCCCAAGATGCTTGAATGCCTCTCCCAAATTTAAATTTATCAACTAAGCCCCCTTTAATTTAACGATCGCGTCGATTACAGATTGGCCGCCAATATATAACGCGCTTAAAATGAGCCAGTCACCACTTTCGATGTGGGAAGTAAACATCAGAGCAGTAGCGGTTCCCCACACAAGCAGCTTTCGTGAAACTGCTTTCTCTAATACTCTATCAAGTGCTCCCTTTGCCATTTGTGTCATTGTCATAGTTCCTCCCTTACCTCCTATAATTAGTCTTATTGTTGAATAAAGGCATAGCCATTTTTCTTGTCAATTACAATCTGTGCGTCAACACAATCTTTGAGACTATCCAAATGAGAGATAAGAAGGACTGTCTTAAAATAAGATTTGATCAAATCAAGAATATCGACGAAGCCTTGCATGTTTTCTTCGTCCAAAGCCGTTCCAGGCTCGTCAAGAATGAATATATCAGACTTTGGAAGGGAAGATACACTCAATAATGCCAACCTTATGGCCATGGCAGCGATTGTTTTCTCTGCTCCGGAGCCCATTTCCAGAGGTCGAGGCTCGTGACTTGGATGTTTGATGTAAATATCCAATCTTTTGCCATCATCTTCGAAAAAGACCTCAAATTCAACTATATTTGCCAGAATTTTAGCGATTTCTTCATTAATAACAGGCAATTTTCGCTTAATGACACCATAAGCAATCCCGTTAGGGTGCATACACCGCATATAAAGGTCATAAGCAGAGAATTCTTCTTGAAGATCCAGATATTCATTCTTTTGCGTTATCAAATTGTTGACTTTTTGTTCCAAAGACCCAACAGATTTATATAATTGTAGAACCAGAGTGTTACATTTTTCAAAATTATTTTGAAAATTCCTTGATCTTAACCTGAGAGATCTTAGTTTTTGTGACAAATTCTCTAAATTTTCAATAACTTCCTTATTTAACTCATATTCTGACACTTTTTCTTCTAAAACCTCTATTTCTCCCATCAGTCCTGCGACAATACTAGAGTTTTTCTCTATTTTGAGGTCATAATTTGTAATTTGATTGGACAAAGCGTTCTTGGTATTAACAATTTCATTGTATTTATCAATATGATCCTCGACTTCGGCTGGATTTATCTCTTCAATATCGTCGCTTAAGTCTTCTATCTGATCGGATAGGTTTTCAACCTCCTTTTCATTCAGCGGAATCGTTGCTTTAGAAATATAAGCGTCTTTAATAAACTTACACTTAGGAAAAGAAGTACCGCACGGTATGCCATTGAGCAATTGTAACTTGTTCTGATTCCTTTGAAGCTCCTCTGTCTCTCCGGCTAGCGAATTTTCAAGGACTAGCATCTGATTTAATAGCTCATCTGCTCGTTCTCGCTTGACAAAGAGAGATTTTTCATCAAATTCGTTTAAAAAGATTAAAGATTTTTGATATTTCTCTTTATCTATATCTCTGTTTTTCTCAAATTCGCTACTTTGGTCCAATACTGAAATTAATTGATTTCTCTTGTCACTTAATTCTCCTCGAACCTTCATAACATCAATGATTTCTGCTGGAATTGACTGAATTTTCTGATTGATTTCATCAATCTCTTCGGCGACGACGGCTGATTTTAGCTTTATATCTTCACAAGTTGTCTTTTTCTTTTCGAGCTTGTTGTTTGCTTCTTCTAATTCTTCTTCGGCAGTCAAGATCTCGCTATTAAAATCTCTTCCTTCGGATTTTCTCAGCGCGCCCCTTGTATCTGATGCGTCTTCTTTTGATAGTCTGAATTTCCTTTCGAAGAACTCAAGATCCAAGAATTTAGCAAGAATTTCTTTTCTTTTTGTAGAACCCTCTTTAATGAAAGTAAGAGAATCCATTTGAGAAGCCATCGAAGAATAAAGAAAATCGTCCAGTGTTCCAAAAACCTTACGAATGTTTTTATCTGTCTGATTTCTTGTCAGTCCATTAAGACTCTCAACATTATCAGTTACAGGGTTATACATCTTAAATTCTGCATTGGTTTTTGCTTCAAGAGTTGTTTCGCCTTTTAGCTTGCGAATATACTTTTCGGAGCTTCTCTCAATATAATAATCTCGATCTCCAACAGAGATCTTCACCCTGCCTGTGCCAATTTCTTTGTTCTGATTAATTATGTTTAGATTCTTTCTATCATTCTTTGATGTCGAGTTATAGATTGTATATAAAATTGAATCAATAATACTTGACTTTCCTGAGAAGTTCTTTCCGAAAATACCAATAATTCCTTCGAGATTATCAAAATTGATTATGTTTCCTTCGCCATAATTAAAGAGATTGTCCCATTCAATAGAGCGAAGACTCCAATTGATATTTCTTGAAACCTCTTCGTTCTCTTCGGCAATCTTGTTGTATTTCAAATTAAGATTTAAGACTCTTTTCATCAATTCGTCTTCCACCTCAAAATCCTTTAGATATTCTCGTATAAGTTCTTCTTGAATTTCGATGTTTCTAAGGTCTTCTGTCTCTAATCCGTCCGTAATGTTTTGGACATCACCTCCGCGACTCGTAGCACGGTTCAAAAATTTAATACTCTCTGGATTAAACCTTTGTTTTGCCACCTCAATCGCCTTTTTCATGACATCCAGCGGAAGATTGTTAATAGAAACCAAACGGCGGCGCGCCTTGTGGGGAACTTTCCGATTAACATCAGGAGGCATTTTTCCTTCCGAGGTTAAATTGATGGTCACAAAAGGTCTCGGGTTTTTAAGCTCAAAATGTCGGCAAGTAAAGTTTTCTTTATCTTGTATATCCCATAGTAAAAAACCCTTGTCATTGGTTTCGCCAAAGTTCTGTTGAATTGTAGAGCCTGGATAGCGGATCTTCCCCGCTTCATCAAGTCTTTGGTCTGTTTTGTGAATATCTCCCAGGAATCCATAATCATGGCCCTCAAAAATCTCAAGAGGATGTTCTCCGTGAGTCATAACCCAGCCCGTATCGGTGACAACACCAGAAACTGAACCGTGGTAAAGAGCAATGTTGATCCTGCTCGGATCCGAAGGTTTGACCCAACCTTCTTCGTCGAAAACAGATAGAACATTTAGCGTTATATCGCCTTTTAGGGGGACTTCTCCCGATTTCTTAAGCAAATGTAGGTCCTTGTGATCCAAAGCCTCCACAATGGGTGTTAAGGCGTCCTGACGGCTACT